TTGATGGCGTCCCCGAATATAGTCAGCATATCCATCATGCCACCAAATCCTTAAGCGGTTTAATTCGAGTCGTCGGTCCCCATTTGGGATCGTTCAGCACTTCGACCATGTCCTCGAGCGGGTAGCCGTCGTCGTACAGCTCGAGCCGGCTCGGACCGAAGATGCCGAGGATCTCGTCGCGATCGAGCCCGCCCATGATTCGATCCGCTGTCACCGCGCCAGGACGCAGGTCTGGAATCGATCGGTCGCCCGTGATCTCCGCCAAGCTCTTGGTTACCGGCACCATGACGCATCGGCAATTAGGATGCGACGGCAGGATCTCGCTGGTCTTGTGCAGCGTTCCAGACAGTGCCAGGCATGCAAGGCAGACTCGAGCGTCTTGGGTCGCCACGCGCCGGTATCCAGTCACCGCCGGCGACGACTCGTAAATCACGCGCTGGCCTTCTCGCGCGGCACGAACCATCTCGGTGCGCGCAATGGTCTCGGCTCGACGTCGCGACAGATCGGCGATCGATCGCATGTCGCGCGCCACCTCGCGGGGATTGCGACCTTGTGCAATGCCGGCGGCGAGCGTCTGCTCCAGAGCCGCGGGAATCTCCTGTGCAATCGAATCGAATAGCGTCGCGAGCGGGGAACCGTCGCTGGCGAATCCCACAAACTCGTTGATTGCCTCCTCCGGAAGGGAGTCGAACGTGCCGAGGATCTCGGCTGCTCGAGTCTTGTCGCCGGTAGACGCCAGGATAAGCTTGCCTGTCTCGGTATTCACAAACTCCAGAGCCATCTGCTGGCCTTCGGAGACGATCCTCACGCCGTCGGGCGACAGCTCGCCGAGACGCCCGCGGAGCTGATCTATGAGGGATATCAGGCGGTCGCGCATGGCCAGCGCCGCGTCTGCCAAAGGCTCGCCGGCGGCTTCGCGCTCGGCGAGTCGCAGTTCCAGCGCCTCGAGCTCGCGGATGATCTGCGCGGTCGATGCACGGTAGGCACGGCTCACGCGGGATACCGCGGTCTCCTCGCGGTTGAGGAGCCCGTTCCTGAATCGCTGCGCGGCCTTGTACATCTCGGCCTCGCGTCCGTCGGCCTTCACTGCTCGTCCCTCACGGTCGACCATCCGTAAAAAGGGTGAGACTTGTACGGCACCTCGGAGCCGTGGGTGCAGGTCTCGGATTTGGCCTCGAGCTTCTCGCCGGCCATGATCTTGTTGCGGAGCCGCGTCGCCCAGGCGAAGCCGGCGTCACCGCCCCAAAGATCCCAAGCCACGCGGCCGGCGCTGGGATAGCCTGGCTCGCCGGCGTCGAATCCTTCGGCCTGCTTGTCGATCTCGTGCCGGCGGAAGAAGCTATACATCCGCAGGATGGTATCCTCGCGGATCACGTCGCCATTGGCGATCTGGTTGGCGCGAGCGAGACCGACGCGGGTTCCGCCGGCCTTGCCCTGGCGTTTCCATTCGAGCGCGCGCCGAGCGGCGTCCTGCATCGCTTCGGTCGGGTAGGACTTGACATCGAGCGAGCGTACCGCCGGCCCCTGCTCGACAGCAGGAGCACCAGTGCCAGGATACATCGCGCCCTCGTCTTCGGCGTCGGGCTCGATGCCGGCGATGCGCTTGGCTTCGGCGCGGTCGATGATGCCGGCCTTGTAGAGCCGCTCGGAGCGCTGCGCTTCGGCGGCGAGATCGTCGGCCAGAGCGCGCACATCAGAGACGTCGAACTCGAGGTAGTCGCCGTCTTGGGACTGCGTATACTCCGGCAGGAGCCCCAGCGTCATCGACTCGGCGATCTGCGCCATGAGCGGGATCATGCCATCCTCCCAGGCGGCTTGCTGGGCGCGCTCGTAGTTGCTGTACGTCGATCGGTCGAGACCGGAGCCGAGTCCAAGCACCATCGGATTGAGCCCGAGTGCGGAGCAGATGCGCTCCTCCGGCAGTCGTCGCACCTGATCCAGCGCGAGCTCGGTCGGCGACAGCGAGACGCGGTCGACCTTGTAGGCCGACTGCATCACAGCCACACCGCCGGCACCATCCCCGCTGAAGTTTTCCTGGAGACGTCGCTTGAGAGCGCGCGCCGAGTCCTCGTCGACATCGACCATCTGGTCGCGAGCATCGGGCCCAATGATGAGCGCCGGCATCGCGTTGTTGCGCATGAGACCGTAGGCGGTGCTCGATGCGGCGTTGTCGGTAGCGATCTCGCGCAGGACCGACGTCAACGGCGAACGTCCCAAACGCAGATCGTTGGGATCGCGAGCGTAGCGGATGTGGATTATGTCGGCCGGGTCGATCTGATACGTCGCGTTGTCGGCGGTGTACACCCAGTACTTGATCGGCTGCTCCGCCTCGCCGACCGGTCGCATCATGTCGGCGGGCAGGTACTGAAGGTACGTCGGCACTCCGGCGACGTCGTTGGAGCGCACCTTGCGAAGGTAGGCGTTGCCCAGCAGCTTGTAGTCGGTTATGACCCAAGACCAGAACACAGACGGCGGTACGCCAGGCTGCGGGGCGCGCAGGATATCGAGCGCCGGGTGCTCCGGCAGCATCTCCGATTGGCCGTCCGGCATCGGTCGCATGATCTGGGGGACGCCCTGTGCCCAGTTGCGAATGTACCAGTCCATCGCCACGGCGACGATCGAGTTGAGGCCGAGGTCGCCGCACTCGCGCGCCCAGTCGCGATGCGATCCTGGGAGCCGGCGAGTCAGGAGGGATTGAAGCTGGCCAGAGCCGACGCCGATCGACGTGTTGGATCGAGACGCAAGCGGCGGCGGCAGCGGCTCGTTTCGTTGAGCTGCTGCTTTCCAAGCCGCAAGCACTCTATCCAGTATGCTCAATACCCAGCCTCCAGATGCACCAAGCCCCGCGTCGACCAAGTCGGCGCGGGGCCATGAGGAGAAACACTAACACTCAAGTCTACTGCTCTGCGGGATCCGACGTCAACGAATCCTCGATGTTCTCCTTAACGGCAAAAAAAGACTCCTCGAGTTACCGAGGAGTCAGTGCATGGCGATCCAGAATCACTTGGACCGGTGATTAGTTCGCCGGCGTCAACGTCGATTCCTTCCGCACGGATCGGGGGGAGCTGGTGACTTATCGGGGGGAGCGCCTACTCCGATCGGGGTGAGCAGATCGTTTCGTCGACGCCAACAAAACGATCAGACCGCCGAGAAGCTCCGCTTTCGATCCAGCATCGACCAGGCGTAGGCCGTGGCATCGACGGCGTCGTCGTGCCGGCCGACCGGAAACGAGAGCACCTCGTCGGCGAACCATGCCGGCAGGTCCGGAGCATGCACAACCAAGCCTTGCTCGTAGCGGGCCTCCAGAGCCCCAAAGCGGGTTACCTTGTCGCGATCCGGCCTGATTCCCCGTACGGGCAATTTTGTGCGCCGTAGAAGCTCTTGGATCACCGCCGCCTGGTATTGCACCTGCTCGATGCCGATCGATACAGGCTGGTGCTTGGCGGCCATATCCTGGACGAATCGCAGGACGCCGTCGAATGGTGCGCGGATTCGCGCCGCGTCGCGGATGTAGACCATCCCATCGTCCCCGCGGGATAGCACCACGGCCGCGGTGTAGTCGGCCTCTGCTTTGGTCGAGATCGCAAGATCGACTCCCATCACGCAGGAGAGACCATCCGGCGCAGTGCCGGTGCGGAGCCATTCGCGCTTGATGCGAGCGCCGGCGGCGTCCACAAACTCGGCGAGGTACTCCTGGCGATACGCAATGCTGGGGAGGCTCGACGCCGCGGCCTCGACCTCGGCGGGATCGATGTACGGGTTGCTGGTGGTCGGCATCTGCCACCGCGCCCACTCGGGATCGGCCTCGGCCAGATCGTACAAGACAGAGAAGAAGTTGCGCCCCTTCGGCGTCGACAAGAAGAAAGCATCCCCGCGCCAGTCGGTCAGAGTCGGCCGTATCGCCTCCGTCCAAGCCTCCTCGAGATGCCGTGCCATCGCGGCCTCGTCAATCACCACTCGCTGGTATTTGCGCCCGCGAGCGACCGTGCTAGGGTCGTCGAGCGTCCAGTAGTCGATCGCCGCGCCCGTAATCAGCTCGATGCGTGGTGCCGGCGTCTGGACCGCGCGCCGGATCACCGGCTGGTAGATCCGCTTGTGGTCGTTGTACGCCTCCTCCAGGAGCCGGTAGGTCGGAGCAAACCATGCGACCGATCGAGCTGCTTTGAGGACTGGGTCCGCCAACAGGTTGCCACCGAGCGTGGTCTTGCCAAAGCGTCGGCCACAGGCTAGCACGTTGTACCGTCGAGCTTCCCGCAGGATCGTGACCTGCGCCTGGTGCGGCCGCGGCAGGATCAGCTTGATGTCGCTCATTCGTCGGCCGGCGCGAGCTCCTCGGCATACTCGACGACGACTCGGACCGCACCGCCGTCGGCTCCGGTCTGTTCCTGGCGAGCTGACCAGTCCTGCTTCATCTTGCGCTCGAGCCACCACGCCGCGGCTTGCCACGATTCGTCGGCAGCTGTGCGGACCCGCTGGACCATTGCGAGCTCGGCTTCGGCCTCGGCTTCTTTTACGGCGGCCGAAAATTCAGGAAATCGGCGAAGCCAGTTGGCGAATGTGTCGAGATCGATCCCGCCGGCCCATGCGGACGCTCGACGCGTGTTACCGGCTCGCAGCGTTTCTACGATGCGGTTGTGCCGGTCCTCGTTGTATTTGGTCGGTCGTCCTGCCATGATCGATCTCCTTGGTCTGCCTTGCGTTGTTGGACGCAGGTTCGTCGGTATCGTTCCGTCGGATTGTCTGCGGGTCGAGATCCCAGCCCTCGTTGGCGCGCCAGGCGGCACCGCAACGACAGAGTATCGCCCTGGGCTCGACGATGGCGATGTCGCCGGACCGCTTGATGGTCATGATGCCGAGCGCCTCGCTGGCATGCTCTCCGTGGATGCGCTCGCATTTGGGACAGCGGAAAAACATCAGTCGTCGATCTCCTCGGCTCCGAAGTATTCGTCCTGGACGTAGCCGGATGCGGCTTGGATCATCCCCATCGCCAGGATGTGGTCGGCTGTTTGGACGTATCTCACGCTCGATGTCATCGCGATCGGATCGATTGTGTGCAGTATGCAGTACGCCGAGATGCCGTGCGACCTTGCGGCTTTGAGAGTCTCGAGCAGCTGATCGGCGTAGTCGTCGATCCCGCCGGCGGTTGCCTCGTCGGTCACTCCACTACCTTCCAATCGTCCTTTGTCAAATCATTCAATAACTGCGTCTGAGCATTGATTCGATATATCTTCAAGACGCGAAAATAATCCAAAACTTGCTCGTAGAACTCAAAGTGTTGATACTTTTCATCCCATTCAGCCCATATCTTGACTCCGTCCGGC